GGTTTAAATGTTACCCCCTCTTCTAAAATAGCGGTCTGGTGTGAATTATGTATTCCAGAGAATCTACTATTCCAACTATCTCTAAGTCTATTAGCCGCATCATCAGAAAGTCTAGAAGGATGCTCTAAAATTCCAGAAAGGTTAGCTCCTCTTCCAAAAAAATTAGCTCCAAAATCTTGAGAAGCTGTAGCGATACCTAGTGCCTCAGAGGCTATTCTAATAGGAGATTTACCTTTAATTCCATCATAGCTAAAACCAACTATATGTAGAATCTCTTTATCTGATAAAACTCCTTCCTTTAGGTCTTTTACTTTATAGTATATTAGGCTGTCTTCCTCAGACTGAAAAGGCTCTACTTTTTCTGGATTAAGTATCTCTAGCTCATAGGCTCTAGCTCCTCCATTTCTTTTTATACGAGCATAAGCATTACCCCATAAAAGAAGATGAGACATCATGGTCTCTATAAAATTATATTTAGTATAGTTAGGGGAAGGAGAAATAGATATAAGCTTATTTAAAGGATTAGAACTGTCTACAAATTTAGAGCCATCTTTGTCAGTTCTATAGATATTTATAGGAAGGGAAGCTATAGTCTCACTTAATAATCTAACTGCCGCCCAGACAGCAGTAAGAGAAAGAGATGATTTCTCCGACACCCTAACCCCACTTTTGCTACCAAACATAGTAGCAGAAGATAAAAAGTTTGAGCTTCTTTTTTCTGTTCTAAAAAAATCTAATAATCCCAAAAGTATACTATTTAGGACACAAAGATACTAAATAAAAAAGTATTTATACTATGCTAGAAAAAAGTCTTTTGATTATAATTAGGCAACCACTCATAATAGTATAAAGTATAAAGCCTAGTGGGATTCCATTTGTCTTTAAATAGTTCTTTATGAAATAGAGTAGAATTGTAATCTATTACCATATTAACACCCTTATAGGTAACTTTAATACTTGTCTGTCTATTTGCTAAATATGGAACTCCAACTAAAGTCATTCCTTTTAAAGAGCTTTTTAGTTTATATCCACTTATAATAGTTCTGGCAGTATAATTTTTCATCTTTGATTTATTTTTTTTAGTTTATTTTTCTCCTGTCTTTTATAGTATTCTTTTATATTCATGTCATGCAAATCGCTTTTAGTTCCTTGTACTATAAAAGTACTATTACAAAAGTAACAAGATTGCTTATCTAAGTTTACTAGGGTTAGTCTCTGACAACCACAGCAAAATCTAAATTTTTGATGCTCCATCATATAGCTTGATTAAAATTATTAATAGCAAATAAAATACCTTTTTTAGAAATAGGTATCTCATACATTTGTAAATCAGCTCCATTCTCACATCCATACTCATCATCCAGTTTCCCTCTTTCTAATTTACTTTTAAAACTTACAGCTTCTTTCTTGTTAGCAAAGCCTTTATTTATATACTGTTCGCCACTACATCCATCAGCATTGCAATCAAACCATGTTACAACATATATTTTCATAATTATTTATGTCTTTAATTGTTTATACAACCCCCGCAACTTGTGCGGGACGCTTTGAGCTTAATGTCTATTTATACTCGCTCAAACGAGTTATCTATCTTTTTTTAAATTGTTAGTTACTAATTCTATTTCATATTCTAAACTCTCTCTGTCATCTTCTTTTCTATGAGTTAGTTCGTCAGCTATTAAGGCATTAATGATAAACTCTTTATTCCATTCAGTTGGTTCTTCAAAAATTTCTTGATAATACTTGACTAAAGTTGATACCGCAAATAAATTATAGTATCTTCTTTGCAATTTCTCCCATTTGTAAATTAATTTTTTCATTTTTATTTATTTAAATTTTTTATATTATTATTTAATTTCAACAAACACTATCTCGTTGGGATTGATTTTTAATCCATACCCTTGGTAATTTTCATCATCACAATAAGCATCGTCACCAAGTTTTACATATTGAGTTGGTATCCATGTATTATTTATTTTAACACTATATAGTCGTTTTGTGGTTTTACCTACTCTATAGAAACAATCTTCATGATTTAATTTGTTAAATTCTAAAAATTTCCCCTTCATTTCAAGTGTATTTATAATTTCTATATCTTTCAATTTTTTTATCTCCTTTACCTTTTTTTGAAGACTTTCGCATTGAATTTTGTGGATTGTTTTATAACTTGACAAATCACTTTTCAATTCTTCATTCTCCATTTTTAATTTCTCAAAACTCATTTTAATTTTATTTTTTTCTTCATGCAATTTTTCCGTTTGATAATGTAAGTCATCTTTTAGCTTTTTTATTCTCTTTACATTTTCTATGTTTTTTTTATTCAATTCTTCAATTTCTTTCTTTAAATTTTCAACCTCTCTTGCTTCATCTGAATCCATACTCCCTTCCATGATTCTGTCAACCGCACTGTCAACAACTTCTTCTTCAGTATATTCAGTATAACCCATTTTTTGATTTAGAGCATGAGTTTCTTTTAGTGCTTCTGTAACTGATTCATACATATTACCATTTACAGGATAACAATTTTTTTCAAAATTATAATTTATACCATACACCTTACAAGTCCATTTTTTGTATAAAAAGTTCTCTATAGTTTCAAATCTTACTGATTCCTTGATAATTTTTCCATTCAAGTGTAGTTCAAATATCATCCCTTTCTCTCCATTATTTTTTGTTTTTCTTTTACAAACCAACTCCAACAAATCTCCCTCATTATTCCATAACATATATGCTTCTGGAATAACAAGCTCAACAGGTGTTCCGAATACAAGTGTTTTGTAGTTGTCATTCCAGTCTTTGTTGTTGTTAAATACTATTGATGAGTGAATTGCTCCTTTTGTAATTTTTGTAGTGTTTTTTGTAGTGTTCATTTTTATTTATTTTATGTTTTAAACTAAGCAACCAACTTTAATTACTTTTAATTTTTTTAGTTGTATGGTGTAAATATAAACAGGATATTCGGACTGTGCAAGTTTTTTTCCCTAAGAATGCTATAAAAAGTAAAAATAATTACTCTTACCTCTGTTAAATTTTTTTAAATTTTTTTTATTTTTTTTACTTTTAAAGGTTTTTTTAAGTAAAATTTATATTTGAGTCCAAAAAAAAAGAGTGCCGAAACACCCTTTCTTATTTTTAATTATTATTATTTAATTGAAATTTCAGCATTTAGAGCTTTATGTAATTTAAATTTTTCTTTTACAAACTTGTATACCATTTGTTTATTATTACTACAACCTTCTAAACCTAATTCATCATTTAACCAATCTATTAAAATTTCCATCTCACGCAATCCGTATTTTTGTGCATTAATCAATCTAAAATCACTTATGCCTGTGGTTGCAAGTTCAAATTCATTTGTCATTTTTTCTTCTCCATCCATAGTTAAAAATAATTTTATATTTACTACACATAATTCAGGTGCATGAAAATTATTTTCTTCTCCTTCTGCTTTTCCTATTTTTACTAATTTTAATTCTGCTTTCATTTTTATTTATTTTATGTTTTAAACTAAGTAACCAACTTTAATTACTTTTAATTTTTTTAGTTGTATGATGTAAATATAAACAGGACAATTGGACTGTGCAAGTTTTTTTCCCTAAGAATGCTATAAAAAGTAAAAATAATTAACCCTACCTCTGTTAAATTTTTTAAAAGTTTTTTTTATTTTTTTACTTTTAGAGTGTTTTTTAAGTAAAATTTATATAAATATGAGTCCTCTATCTTCATAAATAGACTCTCCATCTTCTCCAAGAGTATTCATATATTCAGCTAAAGCCATAATTAAAGCCGCTATACCATCTATTTTATCCTTAGATTTTCCTTTATTTATTTTAATGTTTCCAGCGGGGTCTTCTTGAAGAGTGATATTTGACATCATCCATCTTAAAACTGGATGCCCTCCATGATTAATTTTTTTATCTAATACCAAAGATTCTAGATATTTAGTAGGAGAAGATTGAGACACAAACCCCATCCCGATAGGATTCATCTTAGCTCCTTCATTTATTAAATTAATAACTAACTGGCTGGAGTTCCATCTATCAAAAGCACAAGAAACTATATTAAATTTTTCTGATAACTCTATATATTTAGACTGGATAAAATTATAATCTTGAACATTTCCCTCAGTCATTATTATAAAATTTTGGTCTACCCAAGTTCTATAGTCTACTCCATCTCCTCCTATTCTTTGTTCTACTTTAGCTTCTGGGACAAATAGAAAAGGAACTATATCAAAATTATTATCATCGTCTGGGAAGATTAAAACTAAAGCAGAAATATCTCTCACAGATGCTAAGTCTAAACCAGCGAAACAATCTCTTCCTTCTAATTTTTTTAAATCTATTTCAGATATATTACATGCACTCCACTCGTCTGGAGTAAGCCAAGCGGACTCCGCTCCTGTCCAGAGATTTAAGTGTAATCTTTTAAAAGTGTTTATAAAAGAAGGTGTATTTAAAGCCTTATTAAATTGCTGTTTAAAGTATTCTTTTTTTATTATGCTTCCGTATCCAGCATTAGCTTTCTTCCAAGTCTCTTCACTTTTCCAATCGTCTTCTATTTCTGCTCTGTATAATACTGGTAAAAAAGTCTCGTCTTTTATAATACCATCTTTGACTTTTGTAGCATATTGAGAAAGCTCATAACAAATACTATTTTTATCAAATCCCGCTGTAGTAATAGCAATTACTAGAGGTTGTTTTCTAGCTCCTGTAGATGTATTAACTACATCCCACAGCTCTCGCTCTTTTTGTGCATGAAGCTCGTCAAATATAGCACAGCTTAAATTCATTCCATGAGCCGTATGGGAGTCCGCAGAGATAGACTTATAATAGCTTCCGTTAGATTCTAAAGTAATAGCATTTCTAAACACCTTGGCTCTTCTATTAAGCTCCTTACTATTAATACACATTTGTTTCGCTATAGAAAATACTATGTTAGCTTGTTGCCTAGAAGCGGCACAGCTTACTACTTCTGCTCCTATTTCTCCATCAGCAAAAAGCATATATAAAGCTATGGCGGCAGACAGATTAGATTTTCCATTTTTTCTAGGTATCTCTATATAGCATGTCCTGTATTTTCTTAGTCCGTTCTTATCTACATATCCGAACAAGGGTTTTATGATTTTATCTTTCTGCCAATCTTCTAAAATAAATGGCTTTCCTCCTAGCTCTCCTTTTGTATGAGTGCAAAATCTTTCTATAAAAGCAACCGCTTTATCTGCTTTTTTTTTGTCTAGTTTAAATTTCATCCCTGTCCTCTAGATACTTTTATATAATTATCAGAATTTTTATTTTTACTCTGCTTAGTCTTAGCATGAATACCTCTTCTTTTTTTTCGTTTGTTTGGAGTATATCTCCAGACATTTTTTTTCTGAGCCATAGTTAATCATTAAAAAAGTTAAATTCATTATCCTTTATCTCTAATTTTGGAACGGATATTTTAGTTCTAGATGATGGAGTGAGTCCGAATTGAGTGGCAATTTTTAAAGCCGCTTCTAAAGCCTGTTTGCTTATAGTCTGAAGAGGTGTGATTTGTGCGTGTTTAGGGTTTCCGTCTTCATCTCTATAAAGCTGTATTCTTCCAGTTTGTCGGAGTTGCTGTTCAGATTCTATATGTAAAGCCATAGAATTAGAGTAAGCTTCTATTAATTTTAAGTCTACTTCATAAAGCATCCCTAAACTATTAAGCTGGTTTACTACAATATCAAACTGCTCCTTTCCAATTTCAGAAAGCCATTTAGGAGCTACAGGTAAGCCATCTACT